CCATTAGCTTTCATCTTCCTCATCTAGCTCCATAGCTTTTTCTATATCCATGTCGCTAGGCTTGGCGCGGCCTTTTTGCTTTGCCAACATCTTAGCTACTTTGAGATGGAAAGCGCTAGGCTTCTTAGGCATACCCTCTGGCATATCCTTTTCTTTACCTTCTTTACCGCCTTCGATACAAATTTCAATTTTCATTTTTTAGCTTTCTTAGCTTCAGACATAGCAATCGCAACAGCTTGCTCGCGAGACTTAACTACTGGGCCGCCTTTACCAGAGTGCAATGTGCCACCCTTGTATTCACGCATAACTTTCTTAACCTTCTTTTGAAACTTATCCATGATTAAACCTTGCCAGCAATATTTGTACCAGCGGATAACATACCACGCTGAGTGCCGCGACCTACTGCACGCAGACGAGCCTTCTTGCGCTCTTCAATCTCGCGATCTGTGTAGTCCTTCTCGCCTTGCAATGTAGCTTTCTCCGCAGAGATGTCCATTGCCGCTGGAGCCGATGGAGCTTGCTCTTCAAACTTTTCAGTAAACTCGCCGGGGCTCTTAGTGCTCTTACCAAAAATGGTATCGCCAGCGAATTGATAACCTTCTTTTAATTTAAAAGCATAAGTTGGGATACCGCCACGCTCTGCGTTAGGGTCTCTTACCATTTCACCTACAAATGGGCCGGATGGAACTACTGGGCCATACACTTGATTGCCATAGTTTTTCTGGCTTCGTGAAGCATACGCATTTAAGCGAGGTACATACTGGTAGTTTGTATAGTTTTCTGTTGGTGCGGCTTGGTAAGCCTTCATCTTATTCATGTAATCAAGCAAGCGTTGTTGATACGCTGTTGATCTACTCTCATACCCAGAATAGGCTTCGTTGTACTTAGCCATTTCACCTTGGAATGTCTTTTCTTTTTCACCAACTTTAGTGGTGTACTGAGATACGGCTTGCTGGTAGTCAGAAGTCAAGCGATTGATGTCACCGCTACGGCGCTGTAACATTTTCTTTTGAGCGTATGAGAGAGCCATGTCAGTATTCCTTAGATTGCTACACCAGTACCAAGGGTCGCGTTAGCATCACCGAGGCCAAGCTCAGGAGCCAAACGAGTCTGTGACAATAAACCGCGTGAGCCAGAGCGTTGCATTTTCTTAATGCGATCTGCCTCTTTTTCGCCTAGCGCTTTACGCTCTGCTTCCATAGCGGCCGTCTGATCTGCAACTTCTTTTTCTAACTTCGCTTTGTTTTCAGCATTAGCGGCAATGTTTGTCTCTAATGTCTTACGAGCTACATCGGCTTGAGCCTGTTGCGCGGCGGCTTGCTTAGACATCTGCTCGGCGGCTACCGCAGAGGCGCGGCTTGCTTCATCGCGAGCTTGATTCATAGCTTGACGCTGTTGCTGTGACTGATAATACGATGCGCCGAGTACGGCAAGTGCAATAAAGGGCATATAACCTCCTTAGATAATCATAAGCTCGATTCTAATGCGTTTTTACAGCAATGCAATTAAATGCTATCACTATGCGAATACATCAAAATCGTTACCCGCCACAGTTTGTACGACAACAGTACCAGAGCCCAAGTTATTTTTAGTCAAACGCTTGTGCTCACCACCACCAAGAAGGAGATACGCAAAGGCATCGCCCACATGGGAGTGCTCATTCTTGTTTGGAGCGTCTTTAAATCGCTCATGCCCGGCACCAACAGCCACACGCTTGAAGTGATACCCGCCAGACAGGGATTTACGGATCATCTTGCAGTTAGTCGAGACAATAATCCCCGGTTTACCTGAGATTAACCTCTGCATAGGTGCGGCACCAGCTTCACGGCGCACTTTAAAGTCATTCGATGGGGTAGGTTGGGCGCGTAAGCCTAGTGTGCGTAGGTAATCAAAGGCAGTTACCTCGTAAATTGCATCTCGCGCCATACCAGCCGGATCGCCCCACAGCATAATCTGTGCTCTTGGGAATTTAGCGTTAAGCTCTGACAACAACATCGTACCAAATCGCTCTAAACCCATATCTTGAGTGACGATCTCATCCAATACTATCCATCTGCCGTTAGGTAAACGCTGTCCGATGACTGCCGCTGGGGTTAAACCAAAGTCAAGACCGACTTGGATAGGTACACTTGGGTCATAAGTGACTTCGCCAGACATAATGTTGTCATCGTACTCAGGCCAAACAGGGCGGCCCTCTTGTACATAGGTGTATTTACCTTCGGCATAGCACCTGATCCAGTCCAAATTCTTACCCAACAGCATTTGCTGGTAGTAACCGGGTGGCAAATTGTGGACATTCTCAGCTTTTGGGTTGAGCTTCCACCATTTTCCAGATGAGAAGATGTAGTCCTGTGCCTCTGGATTCTCTGGCAAGTCCTCTTTAGCAACTTCGATCACACCGCCGGGCTGTTTAAAAAACTTCCAAGCGTACGGCCCAGTCATTTTTTCTTTTTCAGCGAGCTTATGCCACCAATGGTCATCATCCATTGGGTTGGTATCCATCCAAATTCCATGCCAACTGGCACCGCCATCGCGTTTTGTAGGATAGCGACCAACTCGGTGAGTCAATCCATCGATCACAGCCTTTGGTAATTCGCGTGCTTCGTTAACCCAAGCCCCAGTTAGCTCTAGGGATAATAGCTTTCGCACATCTTTAGGTTGGTCAAGCGCTAGGAAGATCACTTCGCAGTCAATACCAGCGGCACCATCGCGGGAAGGCAAGCGGATATGGTGGGTAATCGGTGGAGTAAACAACATAGGGCCAAAAGTAGCCTCTGGAAACATATCCAGCCAAGTCTTAATTGTTGTCGTTTTGAGTTCTGGGTAACTATTCCGTACAATAACAAAACGGCTATATCGGATGCCATCGATAGGGCTAGGCTTTTGCTGTACGGCACGAATCATTACCTCAGCGGCGCACGCATACGACTTGCCTGAGCCTACTGGCCCCATCATGCCGCGCACGAAAGCATTAGATTTTAAAAATTCGTAAACAGCTGGGCTTCTAGAGAAGTCAAGATTAAGTCCGGTTGCTGGTAGTGCTTTAGAGCTGGACTCTTTTGTTCTGGCCATGCTTCCCCCGTATTGGTTATTTAATAAATATACTGTATAAACAACAAAGTACAAAACTTTCAAGGCAAATATGGCTGGCTATCACCTAACTGACGATCAATTTATTGCATCATGGATGGAGTTGCAGAGCGCCACAGAGTTTGCAAAGAAGCACGATATTAACATTCGCAATGTTTTAAAGCGCAGAAGAGCGCTTGAGTCAAGATACAGAATGGTGCTTCCAATCAAATATGAATACACCAAAATCAAGCGATCAGATGAGACACCGGGCAACGCACGCAGACAGATCGATATGGAGAAGGGGCGCGTAGTCGTATTCTCAGATGCACACTTCTGGCCAGATGACTACACCACAGCCTACAAAGCGCTACTGACAATCATCAAAGAGTTTAAACCCAAGGTCGTAGTAGCCAATGGTGATGTATTCGATGGATCACAGGCAAGTAGGCACCCGCGTATTGGTTGGTCTCAGACTCCTTCTGTCAAAGAAGAGTTAGAAGCCTGTCAAGAGTTCATGGGTAATATCGAGGCAGTCGCAAAAGGCGCACAGCTAATCTGGACACTAGGCAATCACGATGCACGCTTTGAGACTTTCCTTGCGGCACAAGCGCCACAGTACGAGGGTGTCAAAGGCATGACGCTTAAAGACCACTTTCCTATGTGGAAGCCATGCTGGAGCTACTGGATCAATGACGATACTTGTATTAAGCACCGCTGGAAGGGTGGCTTCGCGGCTGGCAGATCAAACGCGCTTAATGCTGGAGTCAATATCATTACTGGCCATACACACAATCTGGCCGTTCAGCCGATTACAGACTTTAGCCCAGCTTTCAGAGCTAATGGCGGCACAAGATATGGTGTACAGACAGGCACTTTGGCAGAGCCACACTCGGAGCAATTTGTTCATTACACCGAGGATAACCCAAAAGACTGGCGATCCGGGTTTGCATTGTTGTCATTCGAGCGCGGCAGACTTATGCTTCCAGAATTGATCCAAGTCTGCGGCGAGGATGAGTTTGAATTTAGAGGATGTATCAACAAAGTATAAACATGAGAATCACTCCAGAGGTTGTCCGCAACTTATACTCTTCGCTCTACTGTTGCTATCCATTTAGCAAATGGAAGATGCCGTTACCGGAAGAGATCGAGTTTGTAGTCACAGCTGACCCAGAGTTTATGGGTACATACCTCTACGATACTGGAGAAGATTACGAGCATACGATTACTGTCTCGTCTGCAAGATGTGGTCACTACTATACCTTGCTGACAACACTAGCGCATGAGTGTATTCACATGAGCTTTCACAGACAGAAGGGCGATAAGTGGATGCAACATGGAAAGCCATTTAGAACTCGATGCAAAATGGTAGCTAACGAGCTAGGCTTTGATCCTTTAGAACTTTAGCAATGTCCTATGTTTGCAAGGATTATTTAATAAATCCAGCGGCTTACAGCAATGACAACATAATTGACAATGCCAGCAAAGTACAGCGCCACAGCAACAGCTTCGACTACTAGCAAGGCTTTGTCATCTTGCATATAGCCAGCAATGGCCCAGCAAAGCGAGCCAATCATACCTATAAGTATATTTAACGGATAGAAATTGATACTCGTAAGCGCTATTCCAAGCAAGCAGAGGATAGTGCCAGTCCATTTAAGCATCAGCCTTCTCCTCTTCGTACAGCTTGAGCAACTCTTGAGCAAACTCTAGCCAGTAAAAACGAGCAAAACTCCCATTCATATTCCAGAACTTAGCTTGCGTTGCTATCTCAGTAATTCTTTCGTCAGTCATTTCAGCCTTTTAGCGATCTCACGCTCAATGTACCACTTTGCTTTGCGTAAGTCCTCAATCGCGTCATGCTTCTCGTCAGCTCTCCAGATGTACTTCATCGCGTTGCCAAGGCAAAACCCCATGTGCTCGGTGATCTGGATACACTCTACCCCGGATGGATGGCTTGTATAGTGTTTAGGATGATTTACTGCATCATGCGGCGGGTTATTAGGCTCAAAATGAGACATGATTTTCTCCATATTGGGTGGGGTTACAAAGTCTTTTTAGTCGTACCTGACTAGATAGGCCTTGAGCTGAATAGTGTCGATGTAACCCCATAGGTTATTTGCTTAAATCTACATCCTCGATCTCATGCGGCGCTTGGATATTGATGCCGATCACAGATGGCTTACTGCTCTCATCTTCTGGAGCTTCCAATAAGCCAGATGCCTTAGCCAAGAGACGCAACACACCCACCTTGTCATAGAGCTCGATGTCGATCGTACGCGTTGTAATGCCTTCCTTATCGGTACGCTCTACTGCTTTGACAGACTTGATGGCTTGCAATGCGTGATCTGGAATGTCCTTGGATGCCTTAACCTTTACATTGCCTTCCTCATCCCAAGACATGATGTCAGTTAGCTTTGTATTGGCCATGCAAAGGAGAGCATAGGCCACAGCCTCCTTATTCTCCATAATCGTCTCAGAGCGCTCTAAGCGTCTTTGAACGGAGCGAATACCGCCCCAATTCTTCATGCTCGGAACTTGCTTTGCGAGTTTAGTGGCCATAGCTTTTAGAAAGGAATATCGTCATCTGCTGGTACGGAAGTAGGATAAATCTTAAATGCCGCTGGCTGATCCACAGTAGAGCTACCCTGTTTAGGATTGCCAATCTTGCCAGAGATAAATTCACCCTTAGTACCTTGCTTAGTCCAAGCATCGAACCAGAACTCTTCTCCGTTGGGTAGCTTGATAGAGCCCTTCCAGTCCGGTTGAGTGTCTTTAGTTTTCTTATCGTTTTTAAAAAGGGAAAACGCTCCCGGTCTCATTTCGTATGCCATTACTCCACCTCTCCGTCATCTAAATCAAATTCTCTAATTGCTTCTACGATGTCAGCTGTCTCATGCAACTTTTGTGACTCGATAATAAGCGCCTGTGTTACTGCATGAAGAGCATAACCCATTCTGAGTTTGGAAACTACAAAAAGGTGAAGCTCTGCCCTCAACTGCTCTTTTGACATGGTTGTCATGGTTTACTCCTTGTGGTTGAAAAAGGTGGGGAAAAATTGTGTCAGGTACCCCTCGGTATAGGGCAAGGGTGGGGGGAGGTAAGGGTCACTTCCCACAGGCGAGCACATGGCCAGACCTAGCGACAATGTACCAATCGTGAGGCATCGGTAAGCCAGAGGGATGCGATTCGTAGGGGTTACTAATCTCATACCCTCGTTTGGGTTTAGTACAGAACTCATAGGAAGCTCTGTATTGAATTTGATTACCTCTTGGCTACCCTTGCTTATCCTCGTCATAGATCGCGTCTCCTAGATACCTCTAATGGCTTCTAATCGGTATTTAATACTCGTTGGATTGCCTCTTTGAAGTAGGCTATGCGATGAGGTGGCTCTCTTCTCGTAGTCTGGCAGTTGGCCAATGTCTCATCCACGATCATTGACCATAGCTCCTCAGTCAATCCCATCTCAACTAATGACAACATGACATCTCTATCACTATCAGTCATTACTCTTTCAACTTTATTTATTACTCCTACTTTTAACTTATAAATACTTATTAACTTATTACTTAATTCCTTTATATATACCTTATCTATAACCTTATTATTATCCCCTTGTACAACATCTAGATGTAGTGAATGATGTTGTATATGTAACCCCTCTTTTGTAGAGTTATCCACAGAGTTATCCACAGGCTTGACAACTAACTTCTCTACCTTTGACAACAACTCTTCAGCATCCTTCTTGAGTATTTCTCTCTTAACCTTAGCCACTCTTTTGACCTTTTCCTTGTGCTCTGCAATCTTCATCTTCATCTCCCTAACTGTTATTGAATCGCTACTCTTTGGCTCTGTGTTTACCTTAAAGACATTCGGCTTACCAAAGCCTTTAGCCATCTCCATAGCCTGTTTAACCATCTTCTGCCTGATCTCTTCATCCATCTCTTTTAACTCCTTCTTAACTATGAATGGGGGCCTTGCATCCTCCTCAGCTGTGCTTGCAATACCGATAGCATCCTCTGTGCTCACAGTTGGATCAAAGATCACTCGCCTTGTATCTGCTCTCTCACCTTTAAATCCCTTACTGACAACTTGCAGATAGCCTAGCTTCTCAAGTAGCTTGATCTGCCGACTGACAGCTTGTTGATGGATGTTTAACTGCTTGGCTAATGTGATCTGGCCTACCCAAGTGATGCCAGCTCTGTTGGTATAGGAGCACAGCATCATCAACACTCTCAAGGTCTGCTCATGTAGATTCTTATCAGATGCGGCTCTAAAAGGCATGATGCAATAAGCCTTCTGGTGAGGTATCTCTTCCTTCTCAATGATCTTAGGCCGCCTCTTAGCGACCTTAAACTGGATCACATTGTCTGGCAGACGCATCGCGTTAGTCATTACACTCTCTTCGACTGTACTGATCTGCTCTGCGGATCAATATCTCTCTGATCTGAGTCTCTAGGAAGCTCATCTGTTGGCTCTGGCTGACGATACATTGCCGAGCTGATACCAATGCGCTGGCTATGTTCTGAATGTTCTCCATAGTGACATCTAAGACACCGCCCGGTGGCATTGCTTGATCGATCTTCTCTAATATTCTTTGCACTTCATCCCTCCAATATGTTGTCAGCAGATATACCTCTTTCACGCAGTATCTCCCTTAGTTTTGCTAATGCTCTAGCCTCGATCTCTGGGATCGTATTCTTATGCAGATAGAGCTCATCCGCGATCTCTCGGTAGCTCATGCTGTAATCGTTATCACTCATTCTTTTTTCTCCACTCCCATATCAACATCATCTCGTCATACAAAGCCTGATAACCTTCTGGGCCTCGCTTGCTATATACCTCTGCTAGATACTTCTGCCGCGTTTTCTTTACCTTAAACCTCCTTAAAACAGTCCTAGCCTCACAGTAGCGCCTGTAATCCTCGCTGTATGTGTTCATTACACGGCCATCCTCAGTAGTTACATCCGTGCCTCTACTGTTCACCATCCACCCATATCAAAACTCTGGCCTGACCTCCGCTGACTGTGCCTGTGCCGCGATGGATATTGATCTGATCGATCTGCTCATCGTCATCAAATACACCAGCGTCTTGCAAGCTATCCAGTAGGGCCTTAATCCTGTTGTCAATGTCATACTTACGCTTGTCCTTGGGCCACAACACGATCTCTAGAGATAACCTTGCCGCGCCCAGCTTAGGAGTATTGCTCTGGGCTATGTACTCAGCCACCTTCTGCTTATATTCGCGCCCGCCTTTGCTCATGTAAGTCGTATGA